CGCCCGCACATGCGTAAATTCTATTTTCAAATTTAATAGGATTTGTAGAATCTTCTTCAGAAAAAACTGCGTCAATTATTATATCAGCAATTTTGCTCGAGCTAATTAATGCGGGTGGATCCATGACAGTTTCCTTCAATTCATAATTATCAAAATTTTTATTGTTTCGGATTGCGCCGGGTCGTAAAATGGTATATTTTAAACCAGAATTGACAATTTCATTTTCTCCGGCTACATGCCATCGAACCTGATTTGAAAATAATAAATTGAGCAAAACTGGCCAAAATGTTTTTTCTGGCAATCCAGTCGCTAAGCCCGTGACTCTTAAAATTCGATTAATATTGTTTTTTTTACATGAATAAATAATATTTTTCATTGAAATATAATTGACATAATACGGATGATTTTTATCGCTAATTTTCCCATGTAAATCAAAGAAATTTAGTCTTATAGGAGAACTAAATTTATTTATTCCATGTAGTGCGATCACTGAACTACAATCTTGCATTTTAGAAAATAAATCTGAATCTAAAACGTCTCCTTCAACAAATTCAGTATATTTTAGTTTTCCAAAAATATTTTCTGCTTTTGTCAGGTTCCTCACCAAACACTTCGTCTTTACATTTCTAGCTTCGAGTTGATTTATTAAATGAACACCTATTTTTGATGTACTTCCAGTAATAAAAATTGGTTTGTTGAACATAAAACCATTTGTTAATACAATTAAAAAACTTAAATTCAGTATTCTAAACATAATATTCTTAAATAACAAAATGTCTTTAAGATGAATTATTTTTTTATTGAGTTGCTAAAATAAAGAATACAAAAAATGATAAAATGCAAAAGCCCATGCCAATATAGAATATCCTGTCTGACTTCCAAAAAATATCTGACATTATTCTCAAAAAAATGTATAATTTTTCCCAAAATTCAAGATCTTCATCTTTAAGTTTTTCATATCTTTCGAATTCTAATAATTCCATGATAATTCTATGCCACGTCAAGACGAATTCATCAATTATAGATCTAACACTTTTGTCTAAAAAGGGATTTGATGGATTATAATTGTCAAAATTCTTGTTTTTTGGTAATTTTGTCTCTTTCATTTCTTTTTTTTCATTAATATCTTTTTTATATTCGTTTGATTCTATTTTTTGAAGCTCTGAGTAAGTAGACAGTACCATTTCTTTATTAAGTAATAATATATATATTTTATGTATAAAAATGATCTAGAAAATTTATTAAAAGAGAAGTCAGAATATGCAATATGGATAAACATGATTTTCTAAATGGCGAAATAATATGCATTTTTAATCAAAGAAAAGATGTTTATATATCAATAAATTCAATTGATGCTATTGTTTATGCATCCTCCGAGAAAGAAAATAAGTTAGTTTACAAACAAAAAGTAAAAATTCCTGAAACATCATTGAAATTATCAAAAATTGAAAATATAGAAAACGCACCAGAGATAGTAAAATCGTTTGCGGAATCGTATCAATTATTTGAAGTTAATATTGACGAAATTCGACATGGTGATTTAGATAGAAATAGTTCAATTTTAACTGGAATTATGTTATTAAATTCAAAAACGAGTTGGGGTATCAACTCAAAAGGCTACAAAAAATACACTTTTAAACCAAGAGATTCTCAATATCCTAAATATATTGTTGCGTCGAAACTGAAATCAACAACGAATATTTATGCAAAAGTTGAAATACAAAAATGGGATAAAACACAAGAAAATCCTCAAGGAATATTTGTAGAAAAAATTGGAAATATCAACGATGAAAATATGTACGAAGATGTTATTGTATCTTCACAAAATATAATTCCAAGAAATCAGAAAAGTGTGTTTAGAAAATTTAGTAAAACAGAATTGGTAAAAAATATTGATTATGAAGAAGATCTTACACAATTAAAGACATTTTCTATTGATCCACCAGGATGTCTCGATATTGATGATGCGATTTCAATTAGAAAAGTTGATGAAAATGTTGAATATATTGTGAATATTGCTAATCCAATAGAAATGTTTGATGTTTCAACCGATCTTGACGATTGTGCAAAATTTATGACAACATCATTATATTCAGATGAGAAAATTTATCATCTGCTACCAGAAAATATTTCAACGAAAGAAGCAAGTTTATTGCCGAATATTGAAAAAGGTGCAATTTCGGTAATATTTTCGAATATAAACGAAACAAAAATAGTAAAAACAAAAATCATTAATAAGAAAGCATTTTCATACGATGAATTCGATTCTTTAACTGAAGAAAAAGAAGAAATTTTTGAGTATTTTCACAAATTATTTGGAATATTACCGGAAGATTCACATGAGTTGGTTGAAAAGTCGATGATTTATGCAAATGAAGCTGTAGCAAAATTTTTGGTTAATCGAATCAACAAAGACACTTTATTGAGAAAAACAGTGAAAAATGGTGGAGCATACTATTTAAAATATAATGAAAACACTTCAAATAATCACGAATCTATTGGTGTTGCTTTATATACTCATTTCACATCACCAATTCGTCGCTATGCGGATCAAATCGTAATTCGTCAGTTATTAGCAATAAAAAAGAATCTGAATTATGATGTTCCAGATTTGGATTTATTGATTCGAATGAATATTGTTAAATTCAAAGAAAAACGTTTACAATCTGAATTGAATTGGATAAAAATCGCTTCGAAAAACGAAAACGTACAGCTTGTTGGAGAACTTGCGTATGTTTCTGACAATTATGCACGAATTGATATTAGTTCTCCTATAGAAAATAGAATATTTATACCGATGATTTCGAATAATATAACTGATATTATTAAAGTTTCTGATGATCATTTGGAAAATTTGACAAATAATAGTAAATTAGAATTTGAATCAAAAGAAGTAGTTATAAATTTATTTTGGATATCTTCAAAGGGACTTGAGGGTTTTCGGTTTGAATGGCTTCAGCCACCAATTAGCAAATGGCTAGCGGAGTGTGCCTGCTTTGAAGCCCAATAAAATGAGAAGCGTTCTTCATAGCATCTTTATATCCTTGATTGTAGAGCTTTTCTGCAATTTCCGGGCTATTAATTGTATCTAAAGAACTTGCAAAGAGAAGAACTTTTATATCTTCCGGAATATTTTGGAAAGTATTTACTTTTATTTTTATCCATTCGTCACCTCTGTCTTCTATTGAATTAGGGAAACCGCCATCGATGTATTCATTTCCTTTGTAATTTCTAGTCAAACTGCCAAATATCCCCGGTATCCAGCATGATGCGATTATACATTCTAATAGATCTTCAATTGATGTCCAATTGTTAATATATTCTTGTTTTATTTCAAAAAAAGCAATTCTTGTCATTCTAATAGATAATCTTTGATTAATTTTTCTAACTACATCCGCTTGCTCGCTTTCGTTCAAAACATTTTTTAAATTATTTATTAGTTTTTTTAGAGATTTTTCACTAAAAATAGATAAAATTAGAAAGTTGTCCTCTTTATTCATTGAAGTTAACCAATCTAAAAAACATGTTTCCCAAATTCGTTTTACAGGGAGTTCAGTAGATAAAATGAATGCTGGTATTGATCCACCGGATACACCACAAAATTCTATATCGGTTAAATCATAATTGTTTTGTATATATTCTGCAATTCCCATGTAATAATATAATAATCCACCGGAACCATGAAACACAATGCCTTTTTTTATTCTATGTAATATCATTATTTTGTATTACTTAGTAATTATTTATGTATTACTAATGTAATGTCGATCTAAAATATGTTTATGTTCTTTGAGTATTGAGTTAATAAATTGATAGCCTTCTTTCACCTGAATCAATTTTCTAGCTCCAGTTAAGATTACTTTACCAGATTGAAATACTAAAATTGTTACAGTTTTGCATTCTCCAGCTCCAGAGCCGCATCCTCTTCCAGTACATAAAGTTGCATTACCAAAATATGAATCGCACAAACACTTTCCATTATTTGTTTCAAAGGAGAGATTATGGTAATATTTGATAATAACCGCGGGATGAGTGCATGGTTCGAATGACGACATTACTTTATATTTTTGACGAACCAATATGTCTAGTTCATATCTTTTAATTTCGTAGTTTCCAGCAAAATCGCTATTGATCATTACGGGGTTTTTATTGGAAATAACAAAATCATCTTTTTTGACGCCGAATAATTCAAGCATTTTATCTTCGTTAAGATTTAGATTTTGCATTAATACGTTCATTGCTTTATCAATTTGGTACTCACGAGTGCAACCTGCGATTTTGATTTTTCCAGATGTGAACATAAACATATTTACTTCTACAACAAAATCAAGGTCCATTTTCAAATTAATCTCATTATTTGCCATTATAAAGAGACTGTGCGCATAACATCCTTCTGTGAATTCAAATTTAAGTTTACCTTGTTGTGCTTCGTCTTCACTAATAATATGCTCGATGTATTTAATTTGCTTTGTTTGATTTTTTCTAGTTACCGATGTAAATACAGTAATTTTTTCGCCGGCATTTGCAGAGAATGACGCATAAATATTTTTAAATTGGAATGCTGTTTGACCTTTTTTGTATTGATAAATGTTAGAAGGATATTCTTGCATATCTGTGATTTCTTTTGGAAAAATACCATCATTAAAATTTGGTTGAATTTTAACAACATTTGCCTTCATATTATCAATAATTCTAATATAGAAACTGACTTGATTTCTAAAATTCTTTACTTGAGATGTGTTACCATGGCTTCTTCTGAAAACAAGTTTTTTGCATAAACCTTTGGTGTTACCACGAACGGATATTTTAATGATTCCGTCAATTGGAACTTCATATGGAATAGGTTCAATTTTCTCATATAATTGGTTCAATTTATTTGGATCTATTTTGATATTTGTTTCTAGCATATATACAAGTGTGCTAATATTGATATTGTCAATAATAGTATCAGTAGTATATTCTGTCATATTCTCTATATAAATGTGTGATTAGTCTTATACTCTTATCTATAAAATCTAAATCATTTTTTTTGTTTATTAAGTTATATGAGTTATTTATTAAAATTGTTTTCAGAAGCGATTTTTGTTGGAATATCTCTTATAATACTTGGTAATTTGGTTGGATTTTTAGTTGGTAAATATTATATTAAGCCTGAATTGCCAAGTGGATGTTCTGAATATAATAAATATTATGTAATGGAATTAACATTATTTTTAACTGGTTTTTTCCTGCACATTTTATGTGAGTTCAGTGGTTTAAATAGATGGTATGTTTCGAATAGTGCTGCTGCTTTATTAATAAATAAAATGTAAGTTCTTTTAATATTATAGAATTATAATTAAATGCCCAGTTATTGGAATGAGGATTTTGAAGATCTAAATCAAGATTGGGAACCAGTTATTTTAAAAAAAAGTGATAAAACCGTAGTCTCGGCGCCTGAGCCGCCCTCAGCAACGCCGATGTATAGAAAAATTAGTCTCGCGCGTTCGAATAATAATTATACTATTCATGAGTTTGCGCAGCTAATACATATGAAAGTGAAGGATTATATTAAGCTGGAAAAGGGTTTGGTTGAACCAAATAATCAACAATTGTCAAAAATTAGAAAATATTTGAATATTAGGATATGAAACTAATTCTAAATTTGTTGTTAATATATAATGGCAAAATGTGCGGTTGGTTCATGGACTGCAGCTTTTATTAAATGGTTAGATTTTCTAGGTGCTTTTTCATTTGCATTTTTCGGGTGTATTTTATGTGCAATCATTATGGTTAATCCATTTATGTTAATGACTCCACCAATAGCAATTGGAATGGCAGTAGGATTTATTGTCGTGCCTGTATATTTTAAAGCACTATCATCAATGTTAATACAAGGGGGCATGCATAGTACTTGGTCTTTATTATATTGGACTGCTGTTATATATATATGTTTTATTGTTAGTTTTGGTGCAGTTTTAGTTTTAAAAGTAAGACCAGTTTTGCAAACGGTGATGAATCCTGAAGTAATAAATCACTTAAAAGATTGTGTAATGTCAATTATATCAGGTAAAGCTGGAAATATGCTTGATTCGCAATTAAGTGCTGCAACAGCAAATGTAACTGGTCAATTAAATACTGCAACAGCAAATTTAGCAAATGCGGCTTCTCCAGCTATTGCAGTACATAGTGTTGCTACAAATATGAATCCCGCAACTGGAAGAGTTGTATAAATATATTGTATAAGCCAAATGGTGAGATGTATAATAAAAATATTATAATATTTAATGGAAAATTTAGACTCGTGGTTAATAGTTATACTTTTCTCAATTAGTATTTTGTTATCCTTGTATTTTTATAGAGATTATATATTTCAAATTGCCGAGACGACGGCGCAGCCGTCACTTGCGGTAGAGTCCGATGAGCATCCACATTACGCGACACCTTTAAGTCAGGTAAAAAATCATTCTAAAGATGAAGTTTTTCATGTTGCTGGACATATGGTGCCATATAATAAGGCTGAAAAAGTATGTTCACAGTATAATTCCAAATTGGCGAATTATGACCAATTGATTCATGCATATCAACATGGTGCGGAATGGTGTAATTATGGTTGGTCGCAAGATCAACTAGCACTATATCCAACTCAAAAAGGTACTTGGGAAAGTATTCAAAATGCAGAAAATGAAAAAGATAGAAATATGTGTGGACATTATGGAATAAATGGTGGAAAATTTGATAGAAAAATGAAATTTGGCGTTAATTGTTATGGTGTAAGACCACCAGCACCAGAATCCGGTTTTGTTCATCCAGATTTACCAAAACCAAAAGAGGTTAAAATTGTTAAAAAACGAGATAGACCAATTGATGATCTGGTGATTGTTCCTTACAACCGGGTTCGTTGGCAAAGAGATATGTATCCAGTAAGTTAAATTAGCCAGATACAATAAAATCATGAATACTATCATCAGAAGCGGCCTCTTCTTCTGAAGACCACGAGTCATCCGAATCAATATCCTCGAATCCTCCAAAATGTGTATTCAACAATTTTTTAAACTCGTCCGCATAAATGTCGACTTGTTTATTCTCGTTGTGTCCAATAATGTATACATTACCAAAATATAAATCCTCGGCAATTGGAGGTGGAAGTTCGTTTTTATTCTCCCAACCAGCTTCTCCATCATTCCAAGCATAAACTCGTGCGATTTTATTTCCAAATGTGAAATCATGTTGCTTAATAAGTTTGCCATTTCCCTTGGAACGCTTATAACTTTTAGGAATATTTGTTGTTGATAATTCTTTATCAACATTTTCAATTGAATCCATTAGAAATTCAGAGAATCCTCCCGTGGATCGCAAACAAATCGCAGTTTTCTTAACAATAGCTTTAGACATTTTTATTATACCTTAATTTAATAACTCTTTATGTGTTCATTTTTTTGACAGACATCCGTCTATGCATGCGGCG